ACATTGTCACCTTTTGCATTTTTGTGGTAACATTTAGCGGTGATTGTTTCTTTTGAAATGAATTTCACTTCATTGGAAATGATTTTTCCATTAAGCGAATCACTCCATCCTTTTACGGATGATAATTGATCCAACACAACAAATCGCAATGGCAATTGTACATCAACATTTTGTCCTGCTGATTTGTCGTAATACGTAAAACATTTTTCGTTTGATTTCCAATTTAAGAAAATTTTAGATGGATTTTCTTTTGGTGTTGCGAATGCATTTTTGCGGTTTGAAACCATAATATAAAATTTTTAATTTATGGGTTGAAATTACGTTGGTCAACCCTTCCAACAATTCAAATATACAAAATTATTTCTTAACTTTTACTGTGATATATGATTTTCCAAATGTCAATTCAGGAAATGGTTTCAATTCACCAGTTTCATCAATCCACATCAATTGATCATTATCATTTGCCGTTTGAACAATGCCTTTTTGGTAACCTTCAAATGCATTTTGATATTTGTCTTTGGTCAACTTCAATTGTTGTTCCAATTGGTTTACTTCCGCAATGGATTTGAAACCATACATTTTTCGACCATTGACCATTTTGATTTCGTGACCTTTGTACACGTTGCCATATTGTGCCGATTCATTTTGTATTGTTTCGGCAAACTGATCTTCAAATGACTTTGCGATTTCCATTGTTTTTTCGCATAAATCTTTGATGTCACGCATATACAATAATGCATCCAATGATGATGTGTTGCCATTTTCGACATTGTCGAATTCGTTTGCCATTCTTTGTTGCAAATCGAAAAATAATTCCTTACTCATTTGTTTCATAATTTTCGTTGATAAATTGCTCTGATGATCTTTTCGCAAATGTAATTACATCGCATCGACCTGTTGCGTATGCAGTTTTGTAACGTGATATTTCCAAACTTTCGAATGCTTTGAAAATACCTTCCAATTTTTGCATTTCAACATCCGATACATAATCGGACATCATTTCCTGTAACTGTTTTGTGATTGTTTTTTTCATAATAAAAAGTTTTAAATAGGTTATTTTGATGTGTCAAAGATATAAAGATATTTTAATTAAACAACACGTTAATAAAAAAAAGTTGTAATTTATAATTGTTATAAATAAGCAAAAAAAAACACCACTTTAAAAAATGGTGTTAATTCTGCTTTTTATGATTAGATCCTGACCGGAAAACCAATAATCCAGTATTCGATTAACCTGAACAACATTGATGCCTGTATATTCAGCAATTTCAACTGATGTGTTATTTGGTCGCAAAACATCAAATGCTTTGATTATCCTAAACGTGTAATCAGGCAGGATTGTTTTACCTTTATTTCTTTTTTTTCGCTGGTAATACATTAGCAATTTAATTTCTTCATTTTCATAAAATTTGTTTGGCTCATAAATTCCCAAACTGATCGCACGGTTTCTAATTGCATCCGTTGTCAAATTTAGCATTTTCGCAATTTCACTATTTGTCATTTATTGTTATTTTAAATTCGTATCCAAGCGCATTACAAACGCTTTCAATATCTTCATATTTGGTTTCCGCCATTCCCGAAATTTTACGGCACAAATTGGATGAATTTGCATAACCGCATTTTTTTGCCAATTCCGTTTTGCTGAATCCTGAATTATTCCACAACTGGAACAATAAATCCGTTTTTTGTTTTGATGTCATAATTTTTCGATTTCTTGTTTCACTTCTTCCCAAAATGGTTTCATTACTTCATAACAATGTTTTGATATTTCATCAACTGTTATCAATGCAAATTCTTTAGAGAACTGAATTGATAAAACTGTGGAATATTTACCAACTAACTCCTTTGCTTTTTCTTTTGGTGTCATAATCCTTTTTCTTTTTTATAGATTTCTAATATTTCATTCATTTTATACTTACTAACGAATCCGTCAATAGTGTATGTTTCTCCAATTTCTGTACTGTCAAAGAAATCTATTCTTTTTTTAATACACCACTCTGCAAACCCAATAGCAAACTCATCTTGTTGTTTAGGTTCTTCTCTTTGTATTTCCTCTAACTTTATGGCAATTTCTAAATCTGTTAATTTTTTTCTCATAATGTTATTTGTTTTTAGTGTCATCATTAGTTTATATTTTCAAAAATCATTTGTTGTAATTCATCAAAAATCGCTTCGGATAACAGTACATTGATATTTACATCACCAGCAAACACATTGATCAATTCCACGCAAAATGATCCTTCATTGTCAAGGAATGAATTGTATTCGCATAACACTTTTGTTCCGTAATAGTTTAATAAAGTTGTTTTCATAAGTTATTTTTTAAATGATTCCTGTGCGCATTTTTCCAATGCTTTTGATTGAAGTTGATTGATCAATTGTTGCACTTCCGATTGAATTTGGTTGAATGCAATTGTTGGGACTTTACGTTGCACACGCAACATTTTATATTCCACATTTTCAAATTTAGGTTTTCGACCTGCCATAATTTTATGTTTTTAATTGTTTGACAAATTTATATGTTTTTTGTAATAAAACAACACGTTAATTCAATTTAGAATGATTATAAATAATTGCGCAAAACGAAATAACGTGCAAATAAATAAAGCAATACTAAAATAATCAGCCAAAACAACCACCACCAATTCCATTGTTCACGGTCAATGTGTTTTTGTTTCTTTGCTTCAGATTTCTTTGTTTGGCTTGTTTTGGTAACTTTTGCCGTACTTTTATCACTTTGCGATGTCTTTGTGTCACTTACAACAATTCGTGCTTTATTTAACTTATAAACACGAAATTTTGTTCCATCAGGCAAAATTGTATCTTTTATACTTACAGTTGCAGTTTGTGTTGTGTCCGTTGGGATTATTTCAACCGTTTTATTGTCAGAAATCGTTTGAATGTCATTTTGCACTTCCGTTTTTGTTTCGGTTGTGTTTTGTTCCTTTGTTTCACTTTTTTGCGTTTCAACTTTTCGTGATCCGCATGAAATAAAACTAATTGCCGTTGCGATTATTATAAATTTTTTCATATTTTGATTTTAATATTTTTCTTTTTACTTCATTCACGTTTTCCTTATTCACTCCACGTTTTTCGTAAAAGTTAAGAATCCTGTTGATCCTTTGCAATGGTGTCATCATTTTTTTTCGTTTTAATTTCCCAATAATAATCGCAAACCAAATCTTCATTTTCGTTTACGTATGGTCTAAAATTTCCATAACTTTGCCAAAATTCAGAAACTGGTGCATTGAATCGATAACATTTGTCTTTAAATGGACATAAGTAATTTGCGCATTTTGATATATCTGCCATAATATAAGTTTTTAAGGTTATAAACTGATTTTTCTTATAATATTTTAAGGTTTTACGCTTATAAACTGATCATTATAATAATTATCAGGTTTATTGCCGAAGCCTTTAATTTCGTGAAAACATCCATCAAAATAGGATTGCATAATTTGTTCCTTTTCGATTTCTTTTCCTTTATTACCAAAATGCAGAATCAATGTTTCAATGTGCGCACTGGTGTTAATGTTTTCGTTTGCCAATAATTGTTTGACCAACCAATCAATTGCCGTTTGTTTCATTGTGTTTTATCAAATTATAATATTCGTCAAATGTAATTCCTTTGTAATTACTTGAAAACTGTTTGCATTGATCAGTTTGCGCATCAATCCACACTTTTTTCAATTGTTCCTTTTCAATATCCAAAAATTTGTAAAAATCATTGATGAAATTTTTTCCTTCATTGGTGAATGTCGAAAACAATTGCGGATGCTTTGATTCCAGTTCAATAAACAATTGTTGCATTGCCGTTGCATTTTTTATCCTGTTGGATGTATCATCATACAATCCAAGTTTTTCATCTTGTTGCATCATTTCAATTAAATTTTGTTTTTGTTGTTCTTTCATAAATCAAACAATTTGGTTTCACTTATTGCTTTATATTTCCCAATCAATTGTTTATCTGACTTCCTGATTGCACGTAAAAATAAATACATTTCAGAAAAATCACAATAATCAAATGATTCGCCATTGAATTCAATTCCATCACCTGTGTCAGTTGCTTGGTGAATCAATTTATCATTTTCGTAAAATTTATAAAATATTTCACCATATTCGCTTTCGTTTTGTGTGAATGTATATTCAAAATCATTCCCTTGAATTTTAATTGTTTTCATCTTTTTAATTTTAAAATAGTTCATCATAATATTCAAATTCTTCCATTTGATCATTGAAATCATTGGCAATGTCACCATTCAATTTGAAATTGATTCTTTTTGGTTGATTTTCCATATTTCGAATAATCATTTTCAATGTGTTCCGTAAATGTGTGATATCCATTTCATCCACGTTGATTTTATCACCATTTTTGGTTTTCCAATAGTAGATTCTATTTTCCATTTTCAAGTTTTTTAAATCCAAAATTCTCTGGAATGTCTTTTGTGTGAATGTTGCCTGTTGCAACCAACTTCATTGCATCCAATGTGATTTTTGCCGTTCCTATAATTTTGTCAGAAATACCAATAATTGCATCCGCACGTTTTGATTCGGATTCGATTTGTTCAGGTGTCAATTCTTCATCATTCAATCGTTCCAATGCTAAAAATAGGTGATCATTCAAATCGGTTAATTTATTCTTTGCCATCTTTTAAGTTTTTAAGTTTTCGTTTAATTTTTATTTGCAATCTTTTTGTTTCAATTATTTCAGGATTCTCATTTATGAATTCATTGGAAATTTTATTCCTGCTCACCAGTAATTCCCTAACATAACAATCCTGCAAAATTTCAACATACTTTTTTTTGAATTTGTTTTTTAATGTTTTCAGTTTTTCTTGATTGGCTGGGTTGTTCCTGTATTCCTTACAATATTGCAACCGTGCTTCTCTATTGTCCAAATAATTTTTTATTGCTCTTGGCTTGGCATCGATTTTCGCACATGGTTTGCAATAATTCCCAACCCTGTATTTGTTCCTTTTCTTTGAAAAATAATAATTGTATTCTTCAACTTTTTTATTTTCCTTACAAATTGGACAAACTTTGTGTGTAAAATTAAATTGCATTTTCAAAGTTAATTATTGGTTTTTTCAAAATAGTTGATTTCACGTTGCAAATAATCCAGTGCCTTTTTAAGATCATCAATGTGTTGACCTTTTTTTCTTGCACGTGTGATGTATTTGATCACATTGCCTTCATTGAAATTCAATTCATTGTCTTTTACGAAATCAATCACATCGTAATTTTGCGGATAATGTTTTGGTTTTTCCATTTTCTTAATTTAATTAAATCGGTTTTGAATTCTTTGATTACATCATCAGGAATGATTGAATCGGAATGCAACCATTTTTTGTATTTGATGAATAAAATTTTTTCCATTTGTGTTTTGTAGTTTTCCATAATTTAAAAATAGTGTGTGAAACGTGCAATTTGACCGTGTTGTTTGTGATGAATAAATCCTTCGATTGCTTTTGGTGAATGCTGATAACCGTTGCGATGATGCCACGAATCCGTGCCACTTGGACTTCGCAAAGTTTCAACAGTCACGCCCATATAATCTTTGGCGACTTTATGGTGCAAATGGTGCGTGTACCAATACCGCTTGGAACATTCCGACCATTTGTTTGATTCGTGTGCCATCAGCAAAGGCAAATCCTGTAATTTTGCGCCATCACCGTGTGTTGTGCCAATCAAATTGTCAAAATACACGTAATATTTCCGATGCGCAATTGATGTGTCAAATGTCACCTGTTTGCAATTGCTGAAATGCGCTTCAATAACCTGTGCCAAAAAAAATCCGTGTGTGTAATCGTGATTAGAAGGATTATAAGTGACTTGCACATCCGCAATTTGCAACAACCGTTCAATCACATCAACATACAACTTTTTTGCAATTATAAAATTTGAATGCCACATTCCATCGGTGTCCTGTGGTGTTCCACTGGTTGTTGTGCGCTTCGGTGTGTCAATATGCAAAATGTCATTGCCAATGATTAGATTGATTTGGTCAATTTCATAACCTTTTGATTTTTCAATCAATCCAGTAACACCTTCCAAAACACGTTGCACGGCAATTTGGTTGTTGTAGGTTTCACCAACTTCAAATGCTGAACATAATTTCCCAATGTGGACATCAGCAGGATCAACAATTAACAAATGTACTTCATTGGTTTCGTTGCGCTGAAATTCATTGTAAATTGGTGCATAGTGTTTTACTTCATCAATCAAATCAATTTTCAAAGAATCCCAATCCTTATTCGGATCAAACAATGGATTCTTTACAAAAATTGACAATTCTTTTGATTTGTCCCAATAATAAGGCACATTTGGAATACTTACATTTGACAAAACATTGGCTTTTACCAAACCAATGTTTCGTCTCATTTCTTCAACCTGTGCCAACTTTTGCGCATTCAATCGGTATTTGCTTTGTGAATTTGGCGCAAATCCTAATGCTTTAGCAATTTCAATTGGAACGTAAACTTTTTTGTTGCTCATCCTAATAATGAATTGATTAAATAATCAACAATTGCAATTGCGGTTATTCCTAACAAACACAATGTTGCAATTATCACTTGTATTTTCAAATTTTTCATAATTTAATCGGTTTTGGTTTTGTCAATTTGTTTTCGGCAATTCGTTCAAATGCGTTGCACATTTTTTCGTGATCGTTCAAATAAATGTTGCCAATTTTTAGCATCCATTTATAAAATCGGTTTTGTTCCTTCATAATATTAGTTTACTAATTCAACAATAAAATCATCTTCATTGTATCCATTTCCGTTTTTATTTTCGTTGGGTGAATTAAACCATACGATTTCAGATTGAATGTGTGCATTTGCCAATTCAATTGTGTCAAATACATTAACTTCGCCATTAATTGTGTTGATTACTTTTGTTTTCATTTTATTTGTGTTTTAAAGTTTGATATGTCAAATATACAATGTTATTTTAATTAAACAACACGTTAATTAAAAAAAGTTGTAATTTAGAATAATTCTAAATAACCCAATAGGGTATAAAATAAGAAAAATAAAGGAAAACACACCCGAATGGGTATAAAAAAACCGCCTTAATTAGCGGTGTAATACAATGCGGATTCTTCACTTCGCCTGTTGACCAAACCATTGGATTTCACACCACCGGCTTTGTTCCACTTGGCAAATTCCAAACGAATGTCAAAATCATTTGGATCAGCATTCACCTTTTTCAGCAATGTTGATTTCATAAAATTGCCTGTTCCAACATTGTAACAAAACGACACAAGTGCATTAAATTGGTTTTGATTGATCTTTGATGTCACCAAATCATCAACACGTTTTCCAAAACGATCTGCAATGATTTTAAACATTTCGAATGCCTGTTCCTTTGTGATTGGATCATCCAACAATGTCACACGTTTGCCGTTTGGATAATAGGTGTTGCCGTAACCAATTGTTGGTATTTTAGCCGGACAAAGGTATGGTTTCAATCGCAATCCTTCGTGTTTTGCAATGAATCGGTATCCCTGTTCATTTAATTTCATTTGCTGAATAATTTAATTGCAATTGTGACAATTGCGCCAATGATAATTCCAAGAAAATATTTTGCTTGTTTTATGTAGACAGTCACTTCCTTTTTGAAATCCTGCAAATCCTCAACATCGGCTTTGATTTGTCTTTGTTCACGCACCATTCCGCCTTCATTCAAATGATTGCCAACCAATGTTGTTTTGATGTCAACCAACAATTGTGTGTTTTCTTCGGTTGCCTTTTTATTCAGATCCATGTGATGTCGGATTCTTTCAATTTCTGCCTTTAATAATTTCAAATCATCCATTGCCTTTATTTTTTAAATATTCAAAAACAATGTCTTTTCCGCCTTGCGCAATCATATATGTTGATGCAATCACCACAAAATCGGATGATGTCAATTTGCCACTAAATAAACCACAACAAGCAATGACAAAAACTAATAATTTCCTGCTGATAAATTTGCTTTGCAAACTATCTAAAAATTCTTTTTTACTCATTTGATTGTATAAATAAATCATCCAATTGTTTATCAGTAATTCCAAATTGATTTGCCATTAAAATCAAATGCTCATCATTTCGGTCAAATTCTTGGCTCAAATCAAACTTAATTAAAACAACTTCCTTTAATATTGCATCAGGAATTTTGTTGATTTCATCATACACCATTGTCCGTGTAATGC